ATTAAAGATGCGAATAAGATAACAGGAACTAATTCAATACTAGATGGCAAGTATACAACTCCTGAAATACTCACTGCAATAAAACAAAACGAATCTTTTCTATCAGCCCCACAAGCTGACAATATTTTAGCTAATGCGTACAGAACTTTCTTATCACTTAAAGGATCTTCACAGGCTGCTAAAACTGTATTTAGTGTAACTACACAGGCTAGAAACCTATTAGGTGGTTTGCAGTTTGGAACAGCTAATGGTCTAAAACCTTACGAGTTCAGCGGTGCAGGAACAACACTTAAAAATCAAATAACAAAAGGCCAAGATGTAACCTTAGATGAACTTTATGAAAAGTATTTAAGACTGGGCATTATAAACACTAATGTAAAGGTGGGGGAATTTAGATCTCTAATGGAGTCAGATAGAGATACTCTGATTGATCCCCGCAAATTAAAAGATAAATTAGGCATATTAGGTAAGTACGGCGGTAAGGTTGTCAATACTGTAGAAGATGTATATGTTGCTACTGACGATCTCTTCAAAATAAGCGCATATAATCAAGAGCTAGATACTCTTAAAAAGGCATTCCCAGATAGAGAACTAGCTACTCTTGAAGAAGAGGCTGCTAATGTAATCAGAGATACTCTACCTAACTATGACAGAGTTCCTAAAGGTATAAAGTCTTTAAGAAATGCACCGCTTGGTAGCTTTGTAAGTTTTCCTGCTGAGATTATTAGAACTTCAGGAAATATAATTAGACAAGCCTCACGCGAAATAAATTCAGGTAACTCTACTTTAAGAGCTAGAGGACTAGAAAGACTAGGAGGCTTTGCCACAACTAACGGAGCCTTCTATGCCGCCGGGTCAGCTACGGCTAAACTTGCAGGATTAACTGAAGAAGAGAGGGAAGCTGCACAGACTTTGACTGAAACTCCTTGGTCAAAGGATGCCCCAAAGTTATTTCTAAGAATAGACGGTAAGCTACATACATCTGACACACAGTTTTTAGATAGCTATAGTGTAATTAAAGAGCCAATAATGGCGGCTTATCGTGAAATACGAGATGGTAGTTTACAGGGAGAGAGTCTAGATAGGTATTTAGCGGATGCTACTGTAAGTGCAGCAGGTACTTTGATAAGACCATATGTAGATGAAACTATACTTACAAAAGCAATAACAGATGTTGGGTTTGCTCTGAAAGGTAACGGAAGAACTCCAGATGGAAAGGCTCTGTTTACCGCAGATATGACTATGGAAGAAAAATTAACGGCTACTCCTTATCATATTCTAAAGGCGTTTGAGCCGGGGTTTGTTACTCAAGGTAAAAATCTTTTTGAAGCAGGATTAGATATACCTAATACATACACAGGAAAGAATAGATTACCTGCTACTGAACTTGTCGCAATGTTAGGTGTGAGATTCAAAGAGCTAGACCCCGAAGATTCTTTAAGATTTGCTATATCAGACTATAACGAAGATAACAGAAATCTACAAAGTGTTTTTGTAAATTACAGAACCACACAGGATCAGATTGTAGGAGATTATGTTAATAGAGAAAAGGCTTTATACAGAAATGCTCAAGAGCTTTCTAGAAAAATTGAAGCCTCTATAGACCTAATAGGAAAAGGAAAGACAGCACAGTATTTAAAAGAGGGTAATCTTAGCAATAAAACTATAGGTCAGTTTATTAGTGGCCGATATATGCCCACACAAATATCTACAGATTTGATTATGAACGCATACGAAAAGATGCGATTTGGGCCGGGAGAGTCTGTTGGGTCTACTGTTAAAGAAATTGTTAGGCAATATGCCGATATGGTAGGCACTAGATTAGAAAGACCTAAAGAAGATTCTCCGCTAAGAAGAACTTTGTTTGCCATAGGCGGTGAAGTTTATGATGTGCCTAATGCCCCCGAAGAACCTGATGAGCGCATAGATCGTTTGACAGGGCTTCCTTATAATGAACAGGCTGGTGGAGCCTTTGTTGATGAGGAAGAGCGCGTAGAATTTGCTGGCGGTGGTAAAGTTGTTATAGAGCTACTAGCAGATGTGATTGAAAAATATTCTAAAAGAAATGTCTCTAGAGACTCAGCACAAGAGGCTGCTAGTAGAATAGTTAATGCTGTAGATACACCTATTGAGGACATGGATGTTCCTGTCGAATTAACCACAGCTAACCCAAAGTATGTAGAATTTCTAGAAACTAATACTCGCGCTTTGTTAGATGAAAAGCATAGTCCTATCCCCCCTGAAATAATAGAACAAGCCGGGACAGGCGGCGAAGAGTTTTCAAGGCTTAGAGAATATACAGATGAAGAAATTCAGGTGTTCAACAGGTCGGGTGAACTGCAAGATGAGATAGGCATGGAAACTGGTCAAGACTTAGCAGATGAAACTTTTTTGATCACAAAGGAGTTAGATAATATTAGAGCTAGGGATATGGCCTATGATGACTTTGAGCAAGGTGTTGATGTTGAGGGCAGAACAATAGCCAATCAAATAGCCGACATAGAGCTAGAATACGAAGAGATGATAGCCACGGCAAAAGCAAATGGTGATACTGAAGAATTAAAAGAGCTGCTATTAGAAAGAAAAGAAAGGATAGCAGAACTTGATAGATCCGACTTTGCAGAAGGCGGTCTATTAAAAAGATTATTTAATAAGACTCTTGCAGCGGGAGCCGAAGCTCTAGGTTTTGGTGCAGAGCAACAACGCGCTCATGAAAAAGAAGTTGTTCAATTAGTAAAAGAATTTGCTACACAGGGTCTAATACCTGAAAGATCTGTAATACCTACTGATGAAGCAGGGTTTGGTAAGTTTGGTACGGGTGCAGATGAAGAAGCATTCAATGCTTTCAATCATGCCTACCTCGTGTACAAGCATGGCTCTGCCCTGAAAGATCCACTGCTTCAAGCAAAGGAAGTAGGTCAAATGTTTTTTAGAGAAAATCCTGATACTGAAAAACTAGACATGGTTAACAATGCCTATGGTGCTAACCTAAGAAGTATAGCAAAAGATGAGGAAGACGCAAAAACTAAAATGGCTCTAGCTTACTACAACACAAGTAAAAAGTTAGCCGAAGGTAAGCCCCTGATATACGGCGAAGATTTAGTATTTAATGTTAATGATTTAGAAAAGGTGGAGCCGCGTAGCTTTAGAGCAATGGGGCCAAGATAATGAAAAAATTACTTTTAATTGTATTAGTTACACTAACCAGTTGTTCTACTGTAGAATACAGAGATCTCCCTATAGAAGTTTCCTTTGAATTTTCTAATAGGGTAAATCAGGGATTATTTCAGCATAATCTAAGAGACTGTCGAGTGCAGCCTCAATGCTCAGTGGATCAATTATTTGATAGGTGGTGATATGAGAAAAACTTTATTAGCTATTTGTTTAGGACTAACCGTTACAGCCCATGCTGATGATACTTATGTAGATGGCGTGGCAGAAATTATAAACGACAACTGTGTTGTATGTCATAGGGTTGGTGGTATTGGGCCAATGTCTTTTGAGTCTTACGAACAGGTACGTCCGTGGAGTCCTTTGATAGCCTACAAGGTAGCTAGTAGAGAGATGCCTCCCTATGCCTACGATCATGGTATAGGTATTCAAACCCTAGAAGGTGATTGGAGACTTCTCCAAGAAGAAGTAGATGCTGTAGTAGATTGGGTAAACTCTGGATCTCCTTATGGCGATCAAGACATTGTAGTAGAAACTCCAGTGCTTCCTAGTCTAGACTCATGGAACTTTGAGCCTCAGTTTGGCGCTCCTGACATGATTGTCCCATCTTCTCCATATGATATCCCTGCTAATGGGAATGACCTGTGGAGTAAAGAGTTTGTTGATCCTCAGTTAGCAGAATCTAGATGCATCAAAGCTGTACAGGTTAAGCCTAAAGGAGATGCCGCTGCAGTAGTACATCACGCTAACTCAGATATTTATATGTACGATGAGGAAGGCGAGCTGCAGCAGTACGGGCAGTTAACAGAATATGCTATGGGCAAGTGGGGTGAGGTTATGCCCGAGGGTGTATGCCGTACTTTTCCTGCTAACTCTTTAGTGCGTTGGGACATTCACATGTTCCCCGGAGGCGTAGGCGCTACAGCTGAAGGAGACATGATTAAGGATAATGTAGTAGAGATAGGTCTGTGGTTTCATGACGAGGACTACGAAGAAGTCAATGACGTTTACCAACAAGACCTGCGACTATATCCCCTACGAGATGGTTATGAGAATGGACATTTAATTATTCCTCCTCATGGCTATGCTATGACTCAAGGGTTTCACAGCTTTGACCATCCTGTACGAATAGACAGCTTCCAGCCACACGGTCATCTCCGTATGAATGCTGCCTCACTAGAGATATTTAATCCCTTTACAGGGCGCACAAAGCCTGTAAGTCAGATATCTAAATGGAGTGCTACTTGGCACCACAGCCATATATACAGCCCCTCAGAAGCTCCCCTGTTGCTTGCAGGAGAGATATTGGTAGTAAAGCAATGGTATGACAACACTGCTGACAACCCTAACAATCCTGACCCGGACATGTGGGTAGTAGGTGGTAGCCGTACAGGTGATGAGATGTCTCATGCTTGGATTGCTGTTACTCATCTAGACAACAAAGGCTATGAAGATCTCATGAGAGAAAGACTTTATGGGGCTGATTGATTTACTTATAAGACACGAGGGCTTGAAGCTTGAGCCTTACCGTTGTACTTCTAATAAGCTAACCATAGGCGTAGGCAGAAATCTAGAAGACTGTGGTATCACCAAAGAAGAGGCAATGTATCTCCTCAAAAATGATATACAGAACTTCCATGAAGAACTGTTAGAAAGGTTCTACTTCTACCAGTATCTAGAAGGTGCTAGGAAAGATGCCATGTTGAATTTGGCATTTAATATGGGAGTCCCTAGACTTGCTAACTTTGTTAAGGCTATAGACTTCATGTCTCAGCGGAAGTATGAAAAAGCAGCAGACGAGTTTCTAGATTCTAGGTGGGCCGAACAGGTAGGTAACAGGGCCACAGAAGTAGCCCAGATGATTCGCACTAACAAGTACCCCGACTAGATCAAAGTAGAGGTAGCTGCTTGTATCTCTTTCTCTAAAGATATAGATGTATCTTTAAATTTCTTGTTCACAAATCTGTGAATAGTCTTTACTAAAGATGCATCGTATTTATCTTTAAATATGTTATCTATTTCTTCAAAGGGCAGCTCAGAGAACTCACAGTAAATATTACCATCAGTACTAATCTGAACTGCCATAGACATTATATTCCCTGTCTTCACGCAAACGTAACCTTTTCTTGATTACCCCTAAGTCCAGCTTTCATATAGGCAGTGGCCCTACCTTCAAAGAAGTTCTGGTGTTCTACACCTAGTACATCATCCAGCCAATCTAGAGGATTATCTTTTATATTGTAGTTAGGTTTCAGCCCCAGCTGCAGTAACCGCCTATCAGCAATATACTTTACATAGTCTGACATTTCTTTACGGGTAAGTCCGGGGATATCTCCCATTTCAAATACAAGATCCAGAAACTTCTGCTCTAGATCTACCATTTCTCTACAGGCTTGATAGATTTCTTTTTTGAAATCATCATCCCACATATCAATGTTCTCTTGAATGAACTCTCTAAACAGCTTGGTCATTGCCTCCACATGTAGAGACTCATCCTTTATACTGTAGCTAACAATCTGTCCCATCCCTTTCATCTTACCAAAGCGTGGGAAGTTTAACAGTATCACAAAGCTACTGAATAACTGTAGCCCCTCTGTAAAGGCGCTGTAGACTGCTAGGTTTTTAGCGATAGATCTTTTATCTTTCTGAGATATCTTGAGGCTGTGAATGTATTCATGTTTATCAGACATCTCTTCGTATTCGGCAAAGGCTTTATACTCTGTCTCAGGCATACCTACAGTATCCAATAAAAGACTGTAAGCATGTTGGTGTATAGATTCCATGTTAGCAAACGAACCCATCATCATACGCGCTTCAGGTTTCTTGAAGATCCGCATATACCTATCTATATACCCCGCACCAACGTCTACATCTGATTGTGTAAACAATCTAAATATTTGAGTGAGTAAGTTCTTCTCCTGATCAGTCATATCCTGCCAATCTTTTACATCATTGTGGAGTGGTACATCTTCAGGGAACCAGTGCATCTGATTCTGTTGGAAGTAATAATCAAACATCCAAGGATGATCAAAAGGTTTATAATAATCTCGCGTTGACAATAAGCTCACGGTACTACCTCATATTTATAATATTCCGTAATCATACCTGTGGGTATAACTATCGGTGTGTTGATGTATTTACTATCTTTGTTGTATATATCAGTACAAAGTACTATACAGGAATCGCTTTCGTTTACAAGCCAGCCTACCGTAGTGCGGGAGACAGCCTTTAGCTTCTTTGCTTCAGGTAATTCTAAATCTTGAAAGTCAGTCCATGCATCATCCCATGTTATTTCTACAAGAATTCTATCCTTCACAGCTCAAACACTCCGAATCAGATAAATTAATTCTAGGTATCTTTATGTTCACATTCTCAGCAGACCTAGCTGCATCTGACCTGAGATAGTACATGGATTTAAGATTCTTAGCCCCCGCCCAGTGTACATCATTAACATACTGTAGATAGGCATTGTGTGTTTCCTGATCAGCAGTAGACTTAGGAGGCACAAAGAATAGATTAACGCTCTGGCTCTGACAGATATATTTCTGCCTACCGGAGGCGTGTTCAATAATCCATATCTGATTTAGTTCAGGGGCGGTTTTAAATACCTCCTTTACCTCATCGGACAGTTCTTCTATATGCTGTATGGAACCCTCATATGCTGCAATATCTTTCCAGACCTTCTCACGTTCTTCTTTGGTAGGGAATACAGCCTTGAGTTCTTTATCTAAGAACTTGTTCTTGACCCTGAATGAGCCAGAAAGAGTTTTATGGGTAAATGTATTGGCCCTGAAAGGCTCAATAGAGGGGCTTGTAACTCCACAGATAATAGAGCTAGATGCGTTAGGTGCAACAGCTAGTAAATGGGCATTACGTTTACCGCTTCCTAACATATCAGGAGCTTCTCCTCGCTCCTCTGCTAACATACGTGAAGCAGCAGCGGCCCGATCTTTTATAAGTGAAAAAGATTTGTGGTTGAATGATGCAGCATACATGCTTTCAAAAGCTATATTGTTTTTCTGTAGATAGCTGTGGAATCCCATAGCCCCCAGCCCTAGAGATCTTTCACGATAAGCTGAGTAGGCAGCTTTTGAGTAACCTATCCTGTCCTCTTGGCATATCTCTTTAAACTCAGAATAGTTCAATGCTTTATCTTTCATGTACTCATTACTGTTAGGCCAATTACCAGCTACAGCATGATTTATAAAATGCTGAATAACATTATCTAGCATAGTAATCAGGTCAGGTATAAATGTATCTACAGTAGACCACTCATCAAAGTATTCTAGGTTTACACTAGACAGGCAGCACACAGCTGTACGATCCTCTGAAGTTGCCAAGGTTATCTCAGAGCATAGATTACTTTGCTTTATGTCTAGACCTAAAGCTTTCTGCTCATCAGGAAGACTCTCATTACATCTGTCTATATTTACAATGTATGGCTCTCCTGTCTCTGCTCTAGTAGATATCAGTAACCACCACAGATCTCTAGCTGAGACAGTCTTTATAGCTGTATTTGTTTTAGGATCAATAAGCCTCCAATCGTCATCACATTTAACAGCCTCTAGAAAGGCATCAGTTATATTCACACCATTATGTAAATTTAAACACTTCCTGTTTATATCGCCGCCCGTTGTTTTACGCATGTTTATAAATTCTTCTATCTCTGGGTGAGAGATATTCATATAGGCAGCATAGCTTCCTCTACGGGTAACACCCTGATTGAAAGCTAACATCTGGCTATCAACTACGTGCATAAAGGGG